CAAATTAACGTATCAAGTGTCAGTAAAAAAGATCTTGGCAACGGTTTCGATGATGGCGACTTTTATGCCGATCAGTGGGCGCGTTTAGCAGAATCTTTTATTTACAACGAGATCACCGCATCTACTAGCCAGCCAGAGCATCAAGTTGTCTACATTAATACGATTACTGCGAACACAAGCACACCAAATTATGACAACATGGCAATTGTTGGCATGAACATTCGTAGCAGCAAAGAGATTAAAACTCTAAATCAATTTAGCGTCTACGTGAATAGCGGAATTAACGCTACGTCAAGCTTCCCCCAAGTCCTTCTAGATCTGTTAACAAATGATAGGTATGGAACGGGGCAAGTTTTGAGTTCTGCTCAAGTGGATCAAGCCAGTTTTACTGCTGCTTCCACGTTTACCGACAGCCGCCGGTACTTCTTTGATGGAGCGATTAGCGACAAAATCAACATCCGGTCATGGGGATCAGAGACAGCAGCAAATTATTTACTCGACCTAGTAATTCGCAATGGCAAATTTGCGTTGGAGCCTGTGGCTAGCTTTGATACACCTGAGCCAATCACGCAATTGTTTACAAGCGGAAATATCCTAGAAGACTCATTTTCGCTTTCATTCTCTGACGACCAAGACCGGATACCTCCAAAGATTTCTGTCATCTGGCGTGAAGAGCGCGAAACAAGCGGAACCGTTAGCAAAGGGCTTTTTCCTGTTTCGCGGGAAGTGACAGTAAGGGAAAGCAGCACACCTGAAGACGCTCCACTGGAAAAAATTGACATCAGCGATTACTGCACAAGCCAGCGTCATGCAATAGATCTGGCGAAAAGGACATGCTTAACACGTCGGCTTGTTACCCACAGCGTGACATTCAAAACCACGCCAACAGAAGCTGCCTTAGATATTGGCGCGGTATTCAAACTGGGCATGGAAACCATCAGCTACAACCAGCCGCAGAACGGAGCTATTGCTGACGATGGGACCGTAACGGCATGGCCTGAAATCGCAGACGGTACTTATGCCGTGTTGCTGTGGGACGGGAAGGACAATGCAATCAAGGAAGTTTCACTAACAATTGCTGGCGGGAAATGCGCCCAGAGTTCTGCCGTATTCTGTTTGAAAAATTCAATCAGCAACGTTCAAAGCTATAAAACCCAGTCCCTGTCATTTGACGAAGACGGTAATATAGATGTTGTGGCGACTTACTACCCCACTGCTGACAGCGGTTATTCGCAAATGGTGGTCGGATTCGACGACAGCAACTTTGTAATCGAGGGAACGTAAGCATGGCCAATTTCCCAGCAGTAAGCCCAACCCGGCGTAGCTTTACACCGGGCGAGTATCCAACCAAAAGGTTCGACAGTATTAGCGGTGCAGGTACAACCCGGCTATACGGCAGCAAAGCATTTAACGCAACAATGAATTTAGAATTTTTACTCGATGACACTAATACTGCGGCAGTTCTTCAAAGCTGGCACGACAGCATGGGCGGTGCGAAAGTTCTGGCATTACCGGCGGACTTGTTTGAAGGCATGAACGGACCAGAAAATCAAATACCTAGTTATCTCAACTGGAGGTGGTCTGAAATGCCAAACGTCGAGTCTGTGCTTCCGGGCCGATCTAGAATACGAGTATCGTTGGTAGCAACTCTGGACAACTGATGGGAGTTTTAACAGGAAGCGATGGTCAGCTGAAATTTAACGGCAGCTCAGTCGGGAAATGTAGAGAATGGAGCCTTAGTGTCTCAAAAGACGCGCTAGAGGACACATCGATTGGAAGTTACGACAGAACTTATGTTGAAGGACTGAGAGGCACCACTGGATCCGCAACTGTTTTGTACGATCCAGCTAATCGCGTAGCGGCGGCGCTACTCAACTCTGTTTTTGATAACGACAAAACGAGCGATTCCGTTGATTTTGTGCTGAATCGTCAGGAGGGCACAAGCATTAGTTGTAGTGCTTTTGTTACGAGCGTCAGCCCAAGCGTCTCAGTTGGTGCGGTGCAAGCGGTATCAATTAGTTTCCAGATTAACGGAAAACCTGACGGTAACTTCTAATGGCTGTCCTTGGTGTCGGTGGAAAGCTTCTCTTAAAACGAGCAGCGCCAGAACCATTTATCATTTCAGACTCGGCCCTGGATCCCGGCAATAATCTCTACACCGCTTGGCAGACAGGTTATTGGAATGGGGACCATGTAAGCGTTGATTGCCTGCCGACCTCAACTGGCCCATTCCCTCCGGGGGTCAGCGGTTATGCAAATTACTTCGGGAGCAAGTGGTTTTTAGGGCCAAACAGGACACAGATAAGCAGTGACACTGATGATTTCTACAAAACTGCTTCCGAAGCCTACCCTGATGGAGATTTAGGAGATTCAGCACAATTTTACGCAAGGGAAGGTGATACCTCTGGCGGTAACGTTATCCCTGCCTGTACAGCTAGCGAGTATTACATCCATATTGATTCCCTGGGTCGCGTAAGTTTTTATGCTGATCGATGTGCAGCTCTTGCAGGATGCCTGACTAATCGAATCAACCTGTTCTCTGTTGGAGGAACAGTCACGGTCTCTCCATACGGCAACACTGAATATCTAAACGCTGTATGGGATTGCGTTACATCCGTAGGCGAGTATCAATTCAGCGACGCGCAAGACACGGTTACTTTGGTAAGTATTTGTGCCGATGCACCTACTTACCAAGTACCAGAAGGTAATCCAAATGATGAAACGTTTTTCTATAACAATGCAAATCTCCTACCCAGAAGTCCTGAGGGACAGATAGCACCGTATTGGCAGCAGCTTTGTGACATTGCACAATGGAGTCTTGAGCTAAATGCTCCGAGTGTTGAGACGACCTCAGTGTCGGAGAAATTTGGCAACGCGGTGAAATCGCTAGTAACTGGCGGCGGCTCTGCTGAATTTTTAATTGATCGCAAGTGCTACGACAACGAAAAAGACAATGGCCTTGCCCTTATGCAGCTTTTGCTTATGACTGAAAAAGGCTGCAACGCGACAGCACAGTTCTGGCTTATTGATCGAGAAGGCGACTGCGGTGTCAATTGTGGGTCGATTGAAGGCAGCCTGTATTACCAGGCTGATATTTTGGTCACTGCAAGCGCCGTGAATTTACGGCCTACAGAAATCGTAGCTGGCACGGTGCAATTCGTGACGACAGAGGAAATCAAGCTGTTGGTAGGATCGCAGGCATAGAAGGTCGGTTTAGTGAAGTAGTAAACGGGTTGAGCTAGAATTTAGCTAATTAGCAGCGGTAGTACAGCGTGGCAAGTCTGGAGTTTGCAGGCGATAGCGGTTCTCTGACTGATATTGATAGCACTCAAGGCGAGTTTCGTAGCCAGTTAGCTGCTCTGACCGATATGGTCAAGCAAATTGTCGGGGATGCTGCTGTTTCCGCTGGAAGTACCGCACAAGCAGACCCATTAAATGCGCCTTTCACCTTATATGTGAACCCTTACACCGGCAGCGATGATTTCGTCGGAGGTTCATACAACGATTACGAAACAGGAACCGGTGCAGACTTACTAGCCTCAAAACTAAAACGCTTAGAAAAACAACGGCTTACATGTGGATTCAGCCCTCAAAGGCCATTCAAGACAATCAACCGGGCTGCCATTGAAGCAGCGATTATCACCAGCAAAAGCTGGTACACAGACTATACAGATGCAGGCCAAGTCGATTGCGTCAGCATTGTATTAAGTCCCGGCGTTCATACTGTATATAACGATCCAGGCAGCAGCAGCACTAGCCTCACGAGCTGGGGCACATCCAAGACCCCGACAACTGCGGAGCTAATTGAATTTAATCCTGCAACTGTTGGAGGAGTTCTGCTACCTAGGGGCTGCTCCCTCTGTGGTGCGGACCTGCGAAAGATTACGTTGCGGCCTAATTATGTTCCCGCCGCTGCTGACGAAACATCAAACTACAGCAATCGACTAGGGCTGCTAAAAATTACCGGAACTGGTTACTTTTTTGGCTTTACGATAATGGACAAGACGGGCCTTGCGGCCAGTCATCATCTATTAGACGGCTTTCATTTTGCAAGCAAGGCTGAGTTGGATGCTTTCTACGATAAGTGTGAAGCTGCTGTCGGTACTGGTGCCACCCTTTCCAGCACGTTAATCAATACGAGAAGCACAGAGTATGAAATTGTTGGTCCAATTGACATAACTCAAACGCCGACTTCAGCGTGGGATACAACAGCTAGTGCATCTCCGTATATTTTCAATATTTCAATTCGTTCCAACTACGGATTAGGTGGAGCGTTTATGGATGGCTCCAAGGTGGAGGGCCTGAAGTCAATGGTGTGCGCGAATTTCACTGGGGTCTCCCTGCAAAAAGACATGTCATGTTGGCAGGTATACAGCAGTGGGGCGTGGGCAAATCTAGTTAATAACGCAGCCGGATACGAAACTTACATCAGCACATCGCCCAATGACGTAAGGATGGATCCAGACCGGCTCAGTCGGCATATCAGTGCAATCAATAATGCTGTAATCCAAGAGGTTTCAGTTTTTGCAATTGGACAAGGGATTCACCATTTTACAGATTTAGGTGGAGAGGTAACAATTACAAACAGCAACTCGTCTTTTGGAGGTTGCAGTGCGCTTAGTAAGGGATACAAAACTTTTGCGTTTCCTCAAGACAAAAATTGGACAGTTGCAAAAGTACAAGTCCCGCTAGATCTCGGTGAAAAGACAAATAACATTCGACGCATTTTCTTAGGTACGATTTCAACTGTCTCAGCAAGTTTGATCACATTAGAAAACGATCTGGAGATTACTAGCGATAGCCCAACAGTCCCTAAAATCCTTTATAAAGACGACTACAGTTTTAAGTCTGGCACCCGCATTTGGGTCGAAAATCCTGTAGGAGATGACTGGCAGACATCATTAACAGCGGCGGCATGGTCTGAAAGCGCCCCAAAAGAAATAAACGTGAGCGGTGCCCTGACGGAATCAGATACAGGGACGGCAGTAGGCAATAACCCAGAAACTGGCGTCAGTCTGGCGGTTGGCAAACGAGTATATGTAAGGCGACTCGCCGATACTCGTACTCCTGGTGAGCGCCGCATCTCGTTGCAACTGGCGAACAC